AGATATCGTAGTGCAACTGACCGATAAGAATACGCAAGCCGGTTTAGAGAAAATCGCAGCCGCCTCTAAGGGTACAGTTGCAGAGCTAGCAAAGTTAAAAACAGAAATGTTGACCATTGGAGCTGGTGCAGGTATCACCGGTTTGGGGTCAAAGCTTGCCAAAGAGGCACTCGACTGGAATTTATCGGTTAAGAAAATGCAGTCCTTAACAGGTGCCACTGCTGAGCAAGCTAGTACCTTTATCTCCGTGGCCAACTATATGGGCGTAGCTACCGACGTAAGCACTACGGCGTTTGCTAAGTTCGCGAAAGCCGTATCAACCGCACAAGATAAAATGCAAACGGCCTCGGCTGAGGGGAAGCTTGCGACCGATATGTTCAGTCGGTTAGGGATTAGTATTGATCAGATTCAAGGGAAGAACACTCTTGAAGTATTCCAGATTATCCAAGAACGCCTAAGAGGCATGAAGGATGGCGCTGAGAAAACTCGCGTTGAAATGGAATTGTTTGGTAAGACTGGGTACCAACTCCATGGCATGTTGAATATGTCTGCAGAGGCGATGAAGCAAGTCGAGGACCGGGCACGTGCTATGGGCCTTATTATTGACGATGAAGCGGCTAAGAAATCGGCGCAGTTCAATCGCCAATTAAAGGACATGGAACAGACCGGCAAACGTTTGGCCATCATGATTGGCCAAGAGTTATTGCCAGTGATTATGGACTACACGCAATGGGCTATCGACTTAACAAAGTCCTATAGTAATATGGCCACCGAACAAAAGGAAGCTATCTCGGGGGTAGTGAAATTTAGTTTTGAAGCTGGTATTGCGGTAACAGTGATTCAGTCTGTAACGACGGCCTTGAAGTTCATGAGGCTTGCTACACTAGCGGCTGCAGGTCCTTGGGTAGCCTTGGCCAGTGCTATCGCCTTAGCCGGCAAAGCATTGCTTGACTATCGCTACAAGGAGCGCACTAAAGGTACTGACCTAGGTGTTGAAGTCAATGGAATGAAAGCCCATCGGAATATGAACTCCGATAAGGGTACAAGTGAAGCCTACATGGCGAACCACGACGGCCGGTACTGGGTTGAGGATAGTTCCTTCTTCGGTTTGATTAAGAATGACCGCCTAGCCACTAAGGAGGAAGGCGCTCAAATAGACGCTGCGATGAAAGCTAAGGAAGAGGCTGATGCGGCGAAGAAGAAAGCTGAAGAGGAACAGGCCAAGTTAGACCAGGAAATCGAGAACGCTAAGAACGGATTATCGAATAACGAAGCTATTAATAAGGCCAATGAGGAAGCCGGTAAAGCGGCGAAGGCCCAAGAAGCTGCAGCTAAGAAAGCAGAACAAGCGGCCGAAAAATTAGCTAGCTCCGTGGAACGTCTTAACGACATGATTCGAAGTCTAACACTCCAATCGTTGGAGATTGACGGTAGTCAGTACGAAATCGATAAGCTCAACGCTAAGAACCAATATGAATCGAACAATAAGAACATTCGAGATATTATTCGTTCCGCAGCGGGGCTTAATAGCGTAGGTGGTGGAAGTGGTGAAGCCTCCGGCGTATTAGCTGCCGCTAATGCTCAACTTGGCAAGGCTTATTCACTAGGTGCCGATGGTACTTGGGCTACGGATTGTGGCAAGTTGTTCGCTGATTCCGTCAAGGAAACCTTCGGAAAGGACGTACCCCGTTATGTTCCTTCCATTATGGACGCGGCAGCAGCTGCGGGCGCATGGCACCCGGCTGGTGATGGATATACACCTCAAGCAGGCGATGGCGTCGTAGTTCTTGGTGATAATCACATCGTAATCTCTGACGGTAACGGCGGATACACTGGGGCTAATTCTAGTACAGGGGTAGTCGCTAAACAGTCTGTTGAAGGTGATTTCGGGGCGGTTACCGGGTATGTCGATACTGCTAAATTGGTAGGCACATCTGCAAGCGTATCGGCTTCTACAGATGCCCTTAAGAACGCTAACGCGCAAGCGTTGGCCAACTCCAACCTAGTGGCCGAGGCAAGGGCCAAGAACGAAGAAGTATATCAAAAGAAACTTGCTGAGGCGGAACGGAATCAAACTATTCGCGTTCGTAAGATGAATGAGGATATTACGAAACTTGACCTTGAACGTACAGGGGACAGACTCCAACTTATCAAGACTGAGTCCGATGCACAAAAGGCTCAAATTGAGGATAACGTTCGTGAGTACACCAAGGCTGTAGGGGACAAGAAACTCGCTGAGAAGAAGGCAGAATCGGAACGATTAAAACTCGTAGCCGATACAGAGCAGAAAATCAGAGAGCTTGCCTACACGCAAACGACTGAAGCATTAGATCATCAGTCCAACCTGGTGAAACTTGGCCACCTTACACAGGACCAGTCCGACGCCATCTTG